ATGATTCTTCTATCGACATCACCGTGAAGTCACAATATATAGTGGGCTTTTTGACTGTATTTTCGGAGATAAACGACAAGCTTATATCCGAAGAAGAAATTGCCAGCCTGGGCGCAAAGGAATTGTCAATCGCACAAGTGCGGAAGTATGCCGCGATGGACACAACCGAATTTGCGAAAACGCTTTATGATATTGCGACACAGAAAGGCAAGTACAGCAAGAAGTCAAACACTATCCATAAGTACTTGACGCGGGCAGTATATCTATATATCCAAGTGAGTGAGTATATAGACAGACAAAATGCGTACTTTACCCGCATATCGCAAAACTTGCCGATGAACGCCCTTGCTTCGATCAACAGCGGGAAAATTGAGGCGCTGGACAGCAAGACACACAAAGCAAGGATCAGCGTCTGCAATGTCACCTTTGAAATTGAAGGCTATGCCGGGAAGATCAGCACCGCGGCGCTGATGCTGAATGATATGTTCCTGCATGTGTTCGCTGAAACCGGGATTCCATCATTGGCAATCCCATTGCGAGATATTGCAGAATGGAAAGGAAGATCAACAGACCGCAAAGCTATCTATAAACTTCGGAATGAAGTACTTGAATGGATGAAAGAGCTATCAAACATTTCATACCGCTGCAAAGAACTTATCAACGGCAAATGGATTGAAAGCGGCACCATCAAGATCAGCGGCGGCACAGCCTTCATCGAAAACGGCATTGTTCACTGGAACTACAACCACGACTTATCGACATCCCTTGCCAGACTTGCGGAAATGGACTATCCGCGGGAATTATGGCGAGTAGACCCGCGCACAAGTCAATTTTACTTCGGCAGATACATTGCGCAGAACTACCGCATAAACGAAGGGAAGAAAGGCCGGGAAAGAATATCAATTCGTACCCTTATTGAGAAATCGCCCAACCTGCCCACATACGAAGAAGTCATGAAGGGCAACCGCAATGTCACAGACAGAATTGTGAAGAAGACGTTTTCAGACCTGGACGAACTGGATTTTCTTTTCTACACCGTAGAGACGCAAGACGGCACAGAGATCAGCAACCCGGAAACACTGGACTACAATTCTTTCATCAACGCTTATATTGTAGTTGATTACAGCGATTTTCCACTACATACAAAGCGCATTGCGAAGAAAGAAGAACACCAGCAGCGCATTAAGAATGCAAAGGCACGCCAGCAAGCAAGACTTGCGGCGAAAGCAGCTTCGGAAGCGGAGACATGACGAAAGTATTACAAACGGCGTTTTCAGCGTCTACCCTTCGATGTGCAGATGTCTACCCTTCGATGTGCAGATGTCTACCCTTCGATGTGCTGGGTAATTCTGAAAACGCCGATGGCACAAGGGTTTTCAGCCCTGTCAAAACTCTAAGTACTTTAAGTACTTTAAGGCAACGCATAATGCGCCCGCTTGCGGCGGCGCATATGCTATAATAAGCGACGAAAGGAAGGTGATTTTCTAATCAAGGTTATACATCTAATTTCAATCAGATGGCCTATAAGAAAAAGGTGCTGTTGGCAGCCGGGCAAGCATTCAACAGCACCAGCGACACCACCGACCAGGGCAGCATCTGCCCTATTCTATCACAGGAAAGGGTGAAATATCAACCATGACAAGAAAAGAAGCGCTGGAACTGATTCGATCCGAGATCAACGCCAGACCCTTGACGGACTTCATTATGCTGGAAAAAAGCAAGGGCGGCATGTATGTGTGCCCGATATGCGGCAGCGGCAAGGGAAGCCACAAAACCGGCGCATTGAAGGTGTACATGGACACGAACCGCGTTATCTGCTTTGCCAACGACGAATGCTTCACTTCTAAAGGTGAAGACACGCTGGGCGCATTGCGCCGGATATGGAATTGCACCGAAGAAGAAGCAATGCGGCGAACTGGGTATGATATTGAGGATTTCATAAAGAAGCCCATGCGCACGATGGAACCACGGAAGGCGCAAGAAGCATCACAAGCACCACAAGTGCAACTTGAGCAGGAAGAAGCGCCGGACTTCACCAGCTATTTCAAGACGATGGCGGCGAACATCACCAGCAGCGGCGCAATGGAATATCTATCTTATAGGCATATAAGCCTTGAGACGGCGCAGCGCTTCATGCTGGGCTATGACATGCGCTTCACGGAGGGCACCGGCGGCAAGTCATGGCGGGCGATTGTGATACCGACTTCACAAGAAAGCTATGTCGCCCGGAACACTGACACGAACGCCGACAAGGGCAACAGATACCGCAAAGTCGGCAAAGCGCACCTGTTCAACGCCAGAGCCTTGAAACGGGATGCTGGGCGGGCGCTGTTCATCACCGAAGGCGAGATCAACGCCTTAAGCATCATCGAATGTGGGCATGATGCTTGCGCCCTGGGCAGCACTTCCAACGTGGAGAAATTCACGGCACAGCTTAAGGCCGGACGGAGACCGCTTATTGTGGCATTGGACAATGACGAAGCCGGGCAGAGGGCGGCGACGAAACTTGCCGATGTGCTGAAACGTGCGGAGATCAACTTTACCATTGTCAATGTGTACGGCGATCACAACGACGCCAACGAAGCCTTGATTACAGACAAGGAAGCCTTCACCGCGGCGCTGGACGCGGCAGCCATGACAACGACGGCAGCGCCGGACAGCATAAGCAGTTATATAAAGCGCCTGATGCCTGGCGAGATTCACAGCTTCAATGAGGCCAGCCACATAAAAACAGGCTTTGACGTGCTGGACAGCATCACCGGCGGGCTTTACCCTGGACTGTATGCCCTGGGTGCAATTTCATCTTTGGGCAAGACGACCTGGGCACACCAGCTTGCCGATCAGGTAGCCGCCAGCGGAAAGCATGTGTTGTATTTCAGCCTTGAGCAAAGCAAACTTGAGCTTGCAAGCAAGAGTTTGTCGCGCTGGATGGCGCAAAGGGATTACAACACCGCACTTGACAGCGTGGCGATCCGGCGCGGCGTCACCAGCAAGGGACTTGCGGCAGCGATCAGCGAGTACACCGCCAGCGTGGGCAACCGCTTAAGCATCATTGAGGGCGACTTCTCATATACCGCGGACAAGATCAGCGAGTATGTGAACCGCTACATAGATCAGAACGGCGTGCGACCTGTTGTTGTGCTGGACTATCTGCAAATTTTGCAAGCCGGAGATCAGCGAAGCGCCCAACGGCGTGACGACATCGACATCAACGTAACCGAATTGAAGCGCTTGAGCCGCGCAAAGAATATACCTGTCATTGTGATAAGCAGCGTGAACCGCGCCAACTATCTGACACCTGTTGACTTTGAAAGTTTCAAGGAAAGCGGCGGCATTGAGTTTACAAGCGACGTTGTGCTGGGCTTACAGCTTGATTGCCTGGACGAAGACCTATTCAAGGAAGACGGCAACAAGAAGATCATACAAAAGCGGCAGCGCGTGAAGGAAGCCAAAGGCGCAGACCCGCGGGAAATCCGCCTGGTGTGCCTTAAGAACCGCTATGGAAGTATTGATTGGCATACCAATTACAGGTACTACACGAAGTATGATTTGTTTGAGGAAGTGACGCCGGACGGATTCGTGCCAACGCATGAACCGACACCGTTTGACAACTGACTGATTCACCTGGAAAAGAAGATCAGCGCCCGCAATGTCTTTAAGAACAGCGGGCGCATTATATGCACAACACGCACTTCTTGTGCAATTTGTACTTGACAAGCCTTTTACACCTGTTGTATAATAAATAAGGTGAAGGTAAACAAAACACCATGCAAGAAGCCCTGGTGCAGCCGAACCACCACGAACGATCACACCAGGGCAACCCACCGAAGCGGGCGACACCATTATATCACGGGATGCCGCCCAACACAAGAAAGGAAGGTAGACCCATGAGCATGAACGAGATCACCAGCACCAGCAAGATCACTACCGAAGCATTCACGATTATTGACGACGTTTCCGACATGTACTTGACCACACGCAAGCTGAAAGCCGTGACGATGGCATTTTCTGAAACCTTCGCAGAGAATGCGGAAGGCGTGAACATCGACGAGATCACCGCACGCCCGGAACACTTTCTGTATCTGTTCGACACCATGCGCGACCTGGTGATTGAGATGTACGATCAGGCGACGAAGGCCGACGAAGACACCACCGCTTATGTGGAGAGCATGAGACGACAGCACAAGACCGCTTGACACCAGCATTACCACCGGCATGAGGGCAAGACCCTTGTGCCGGATTTTTTATGCCCTGGGCGGCGCGGAGATCATCTTCTTATAGGCAAAATTACACACTGATTCTAATTAAGGTTATGCAGATAATTCTATTTAGAAACGAAAACAGAAAGATAATTGACTATCAGCGGCGCAAGTGGTATAATATACACAAGATGGTTATGTGAAACAAAAAGCACTTCTTGTGCATGTAGAAAGGGAAGGTGGATATATGCGTACCAGCATTAAGAGCCGGACAGACGCCGACGCCGGACGCGCAGCGCGTGCCGCTTATATGCGGGCATGGCGGGCAGCGAACCGGGACAGAGTGCGCCAGTATAATCAAAGCTACTGGAAGCGCAAGGCCGAAGCGCTGGAAGCCGTAAAAGCGGGCGAAAGCGGACAAATGCGGGCATGTGAGAATGAATGTTGACCCGTGGGCGGCGTACTGGGCGCGGAAATACAGCTGGGCATTGAAGGGAAGGCCGTTTCTGTCATACGAAGACCTTACACAGTCGGCAATGCTGGGTATATGGATTGCAAAGCAGACCTTCAAGGAAGAATGCGGAAGCTGGGCACAGTATTCTGGATATTTCATCAAAAATGAACTTCGTGCCCTTATCGGCATTAAGCAAGAGCAAATACCCGCGCTGACGCTATCGCTTGATGCACCGCTTACAGCGCTGGACGAAGACGGCGAAGACGGCACCCTTCTTGACATCATCAAAGACGACAGCGTGCCGGACGTAGAAGACACCGTTGTGCATAATGAGATGCAGCAGACCGTGCGAGAAGCCATAGAAAGCCTTCCTGACGCCACGGAACGACAGGTGATAGAACTACACCGTTTTGAGGGAAAGAGCATCACAGAGACGGCACAGGCGCTTGAGATCACAGAAAATGACGTGCGACGCCTGGACAGAAAAGCGCGATTCCAACATCTTGCCCGCGATCCACGGATATTGGCGCTTATCAGGCTGGAAGACTTGACGCCCTATTACCGAAGAATAGGTATAACCGCCTTCAACACGACGAACACCAGCATCACCGAACAGGCAGCTATATGGAGAATTGAAGAAGGACAAAGGATAAAGGAGATATACAATCAGCATGGCACCGATAATGATAAGGCCGGTACAACTGAAGAAGGCGCGGCGCTATTTCTTGCAAAATGGAAATGATGTAGACATCGCATGGTTTGACAGCCTGTTGACCGCGGCGCTTGTCGCCAGGTACATCACCGGCGCAGAGCTGACGGAGAGCGAACGCGACGAAGCAAGATATGCTTTGATTGTGTTCGACAGGGAAAGGAAAAAGGAATGACCACGGACAGATCCAACCTTACGCCCAACCAGGCCAAAGCGCTGAATGCGCTGTTGAACACGGGCACCAGGAAGGAAGCGGCGAAGGCGGCGAACCTGGACGAACGCACGATCAGACGATACATGGAAGATGCCAACTTCATGACCGAATATCGGAAGGCATGTGATGCCCTGATAGACGACGCCACCAGGCAGCTTAAGCAGATGTTGCCGCTGGGCATGGATGCACTGGAACATCTTCTTACCGGCGAGACGATCAGCGACGCCACCAGGCACGCAGCCGTGCGCACGCTATTTGAATACGCTGTCAAATATTCCGAACTGAACGACGTAGAACAGCGCCTTGACCGCATTGAACAGAATTTGAGGATTGATACAGAATGAAATGGAAGCGCAAAATCAAGAAACTGGAAAAGGCAGTAGCACCGCGCATGGTGGAAGTACCACAATATAAAGTGCTGTTCTCCGATGGCACCATTGAGATCATGCGCCCGCTGGATTATGCCTATGCCACCAGCACCGCCGGAGGCCGGGAAGGAAAGATCATCGGCAAAGCACCGTCAATATGGGAACCCGTGAACCCGCACCCGGATTACACAGCGCTGAATGAAGCGTTTGAGGGTATGAAGGTGGAAAGCCTGGAAGAAATACAAGCGCAGATCAAAGAAAGGATAGAGAAAGAAAAAGTATGATGATTATACCCGACAGTATGTTGCCGAAGCGCAACCCGGACGAAATACCAGGTGAAACTGTGACAGACAAGATCACCATGTCGGACGGTGCGGAGATAGATAACACACCAGCAGCGATTCACCAATATAACTTGATGCGCAAACAAACCGCGGAAGATGCCCGCCGGCAGTACAATCAGCGGCAGCAGGCGAACGAAACCGGGCGACTTTGCCCCTTGAGCCATGACGCATGGGTGCAGCCTGTTTCATGTTCAAAGGCTTGTGCGCTGTTTGTGGGCGATTCCTGCGCCCTTGCAGCCCGCCCGGGCAAGGTGGACACCAACGGGCGACCCTGCCCACTCAAGCGGCGCTGCACCCCTTCCTGCGCCTTATACAACGGCGCTGGATGCACCCTGACCAACGCGGCGACAGCCGAGAAAGGATAAACAACACCATGACTGAAAACATTATGCTGGACATCGTGAAAGACCTGGAAGCCCGCACGACCGACCTTGCGCCTACCGTGGCAGACGTGGCGAAGCTGGAAGCTGACCTTAAGAGCAATCGTTACAGCGCACAGGCGATCAAGGAAGAGATCACACCGAAGCTGAATGCAGCCCGCGAAAAGATCAGAGCCGCGAAGAATGAAGCCAACAAAGCCGTTGCCGCTATGGTCAACACCTACATCACCGACTTGCAGCGCATGGACGCGCTGGACCCGGCAGAACTGACCGACGACTTCAAGCTGTTGAACGGCGGCGTCACCCTGACCGCACACGACATCAAATTCATGCTGGAACGGAACGCGAAGAACCGCACCATGTCGCAAGCGATTCTGCGCTATGCGAAGGAACACGACATCACCTTGCCCGGCGTGACCTACATTGACCATGACAAAGAGATCAGGGACGCGCAGACCATCCCTGGCACCGTGGCGCTGTATGTCGATCACTGGATGCACACCGCGGACGCAATGAACATTCTGAAAAAGATGTTTTACAGATAAGCACCGGCACCACCAGCACCCGCCTTTCCTTTAAGGGACGGCGGGCGCTTTTTTAATTAAGGTTATGTGGCTAATTCCAATCAGACACCTAACCGGCACATGATGCACAAGAAGTGCGTTTTGTACTTGACAACCTTGTGCCGCCTGTTGTATAATAAGGTAAAGGTAAACGATACCACGACGACAACGAAAGAGGGCACGATCAATGAACACCATGACAGCGCTTGTGCCGGAAGTTGACAACATCCGCGTGATGCCGCAACCGGCATTTTCAGCCGACCTTTTCAGCCGCTTCATTGAGTACACGGATTGCAAGGATTCCACGATCAAGGGATATACAACTTGTATTCGTGCCTTCGCCCGCTGGATAAAGGAACGCGGCATAACACAGCCCACCAGGGATGATGTGAAAGCCTATAAAGAATATCTTGCCGCCGAAGGATATAAGCCAGGGACGCAGCAGCAGTATTTGCGCAGCGTCAAGCACTTCTTCAAGTGGTGTGCTTCGGAGGGCTTATATTCCAACATTGCCGACAACATCAAAGGCGCAAAGGTTCGCACCAATCAGCACAAAAAAGACGCGCTGGGAAGGGAAGACGTGCCCGCCATTGCCGCCACCATTGACCGCACCACGGAACAGGGCAAGCGACTGTATGCAATCTATCTGCTTTGCATTACATGCGCATTGCGCACCGTGGAGATCACCAGGGCAAATGTGGAAGACATGAAGACCGTGGGCGGGCGCACATACCTTTATATTCAAGGCAAAGGGCATGACGAAAAGGACGCGCCCATGCTACTGACGCCGGAAGTCAAGGACGCGATCACCGACTATCTGAACAGCCGCACCGACAAGATCACCGGCAAAAGCCCGCTGTTTGTCGGCACCAGCAACCGCGGCAAGCCCGGCACATTCAAGGACTTCAAGCGGGACAGCACCGGCGCGATCATCTACAAGGACGGAGAGCCGGAAAAGGAATACTTCGACGGGCGCATTGCTTCGACGACCATAAGCACCATGCTTAAGCACCTGATGCAAGGCGCTGGATATGATTCTGACCGCCTGACCGCACACAGCTTGAGGCACACCAGCGGCACCGGCGCTTATAAGGTGACGCGCAACATATACCTTACGCAGCAGCACGCCCGCCACTGTGACCCGCGGACGACTGAAATATATGTTCATGCCGAAGAACGCGAGGAGCGAGACACGGAACAGCAGGTGTACGATTACTTCTTCCACCAGGGCGACGAGGCCACCAGCAGCTTGAGCGAAGCACACCAGATCATTGACAGCATGACGCCTGACAAGCTGGAAAAGGCGCTTGCAGTACTCCGTGCAATGGTCTGATTAGAATTACTTACATAACCTTAAGTAGATTGGAGGGCATTCAGACGAAGACTTACAACCCGTATTACCGGCAAGCATTCGACTTTCACAAGCGCTGGATGCCCTGCCCGGACAGCCCGGAAGAATGGGACGCCTGTTGCACGGAGATGTGCAGCATAGCCCACCAGGGCAGCAACAACCCCTTCTTGATGGACTTGCTTTGCGCTGTATATGCTGAACTTGAACGCAACTATACAGCCAGCAGAGCGGAACAAACCGGAACAAACCGGAACAAATCTGCACATTAGACGGGATCACCGTCTTAATGGTATAATCTTATAAGACAGGAGGGACACCATGCGAATTATCACCGTTTCCAATCAGAAAGGCGGCACCGGCAAGACCACCACGGCGCACGCGATCATCACCGGCGCGGCGGCACGTGGGCGGCGCGTGTTGGGTGTGGACTTCGACGTGCAAGGCAATTTGTCTTACACGATGAATGCAGACACCAGCACCGGCGGCATATATGAGGTAATACAAGGAACACCGGCAAGGAAGCTGATTCAGCACACGCCTTACGGCGACATTCTGACCGGCAGCATGAACATTGCCACGATCACCACGGGCGGCAAGCTGAAAGGCGCTGTACGCCCGCTTGCCGCGCATTACGACCTGATTGTGGTGGACAGCCCGCCGACCCTGGGCGCGGCGCTGGGTAACGCCCTGGAAGCCGCCACGGAGGTTCTTATACCGCTTCAAGCTGATGCACTATGCCTTCATGGTCTTTACCAGGTAGTCACCACGACCCGCCATTATAACCCTGATGCCGTCATCCTGGGTGCATTCCTGCTTCGGTACAATCCGCGCAGTATTCTTAACCGCAACATGGCCGACGCGATCAGGACGAAGTGCAATGAATTGGAGATCCCATTCATTGACACACCTATAAGGGAAGGTGTTGTCGTGCGTGAAGCACAGACCATGCAAACAAGCCTTTTCGACTACGCACCGAAGGCCAAAGCAACAGCAGACTTCACCGCGCTACTGGACGCGATCAGAATTTGAACACATTTAAGGAGGTTTTCACTATGGCAAAGAAGGACTTCACGAAGCAGGCAGCGAACGCCAGCACCGCAAGCGAGACTTACGACAAGATCATGCCGCAAGAAGTAGACGAAGCGCAAGAAGTGCTGGAAGCGCAGGAAGCAGGGAAGACACAGGGCAAGAAGGGCATGAAGCAGCAGCGTATCAACATGGCCTTCACGCCTTCCAACCTGGACTTTATCAGGGTGATGGCGGGCATAAGCGGAAAGACCATGACGCAGTACGTCAATTCCATCATCGAAGCCGAACGCGAGCGCAACGGCGAGAAATACCGCAAGGCCAAAGCCCTGATGGACGACGACCTATAAGAAAGGATTCACTATGAGGACGACAACCGGCGTTTTTGAAGCATATGCAGAATTATTTGTTGACATGCCGGATGATGTGAAATTAGATGATTCTTCTATCGACATCACCGTGAAGTCACAATATATAGTGGGCTTTTTGACTGTATTTTCGGAGATAAACGACAAGCTTATATCCGAAGAAGAAATTGCCAGCCTGGGCGCAAAGGAATTGTC